GCCGTTGACGGCCATGCTGATTTTGTCGGAGATGGACCGTCGTCCGCGGTCGTTGAACAGGACGCCGAGTCCTCTGAGTTCTATTGCGAGAGGTGAGAGCATGTATCCGGATTGGGCCATAATGAGCCACGACCCACTTTCGGTGTCGGACAGGTCGAGTTCGGCGAGGTCGTTGACGTGCTCAACCTTCCCCCGTTCTTCCCGGGCGAGGTAGGTCTTGGGGTAACGTCGGTTGATGCGACTGACGATCCGTTCTGCGACCTCATGCACGGAGCTTGGGACGCGGTAGGACTGCGACAGGGTCTCGGCCCCTCCGGGTAGGTTAATGAAGTGGTCAACGTCGGCCCCTGCCCATCTGTAAATGGCCTGATCGTCGTCACCGGCGCAGTACATGCGTTTGGATTGGCTGTCGAGGATGTGTGCGATATCCCATTGCAGGGGGGACAGGTCTTGTGCTTCGTCGAGGAAGGTCAACTGAAACGCTGGGCAGCACACGTCGGCTTGCGCAACGAATTGGGCCAGCATGTCGGTGAAATCGTACATGCCGAATTTCTCTTTATACGCGGTCAGTCCTTCATCGATGTATTTAACAAGGTTCCAATCCAGATACAGGTTGCTGTCGTTGTACTCGTCGCGCAACGCAGTTTTCTTGAGCCGGGCTAGGTTAATGAGCGAGAGCACGGGGTCGTTCACTTTATTATCGAAAGTGTCACCGGCGGAAACTCCCCCACTGGCCATTTCGAAGCGGTGCCCAAGGACTTCGCCAAGTTCTCTGTAGTTTGCGGCCTGCATTACGTCTTCTGACCGGATGCGGACTTGGGACAGGGCGAAGCTGTGGATGGTCCGGAAATGCCGGAGGTCTTCATCCGGGTTTAGGTTGAACCTTTTAGCCGCCCGCTCTTTTGCTTCGTTCGCCGCTTTTCTTGTGAAGGCAAGAAAGGCAATGTCGCGAGGGTGGGTACCGCCGTCCAACGCTTCCTCCACCATGTTAATCAGCGTTGTTGTTTTCCCCGTTCCCGGAGGTCCGAATATTCGAAACATTCTTTGCCCTTTGCTTTGCCACTATTACTCTTACTCGCTCTCTACTTAGGCCGTACTTCCGGCCTATTGCGGCAAGTGTCATCAATTCTTCTTTCCACAACCTCAGTATTTCAGCGTCTCTTTCCATTAAAATGGTACCTCGTCCTCTTGGAATTGCGGTGCTTCAAGATCGATGTCGGAGACATTGAAGGCGGGAACGGCCCACACTCGTACAGACCTGCCCTTAATTCGCATCACCGTGCTCTCCCCGTGGATATCTCGAAGGCGCTGCGCAATCTTGTGCGTCTTGAGTTCAAAGAACTTGTTCTTTTTCAGGTGGCCCTCGAAGTCGCGGAGCCTGAAATAGGTTGTACCGCGCTCGTCGTCGGTCCACGGGCGGCGCAGAAGGATTTCCTCCTTGTCCTGCGCCTGCTGGAGGTGACGGCAAAACTCTTCGAGGTAATCGTAGAACTGTCCGCCAATGCTGGCGTCTTCGGCCACTTCCATAATCGCGCTATCGTTGTCACGCATCTCGCTCATCAGGGCGCTGATGCGCTGCTCCCAAGTCTGTTTCGCAGATGTCAGGGGCATAAAGTTCAACTGCTCAACGCACGCTTTCTGGAAGGCGATCTGGTTTGTCAATCCGTCGGTGTCCAGTTCCAACGGCTCGCCGTTTACGTCCAAGAACCAGACCGGAGGGTCGGAGTTGTATTTCCGGAGATTTGCCACTGCCGCACCTTGAGAGCCTGCACCAATTCCAAACTTTCGCGTCATGCACAACCCTTTGTCGCAGTGCGCGTTGATGGGTGCGTCGTTGCACTTGTAGATGTAGTCTTTCCGGCTCAAGGCTTTGGCGACAGCCGTCACCTCGCTTAGGGGCAAGGGCGGCTCCAGATACATCAAATTGTACGTCAGGATTTCGGTTTCCCAGCTATCGGGAAACGCCTTCCGAAGGTAAACGCCAATGTTAAACAGGCCGTTGTTGCGGCCACCTTCCGATATCTTGTCCTTGAACAAAATCTGGAGGCAGGGTGGAGCGCCAGCCAAATTGGATTGTGGGTCATCCTTGATTTGCAGCGCTGTTACCTGCTCGGGCGTTTGCACGTATGTTTCGTAGAGTTCGAAGAACTCTTCTATCGTGGCTGCCAGTCCGTCGTCCTTGATCGCGTACCGCAGCCCGCCGTCCGCATCGAAATAGGGGAGGTTCAGGAAGTTACCGACATCCCCTCTGTCGAGATGCAGGACGACCTGTTTCGGGAACACCTCGCTCCCGCCATAGCCCAGTGCCGCGGCGACCTGTTGCAAGGTCATCTGCATGTCCTTCGCATCGATAGGCTCGTTGGTGAACAGGAAGCAGTGCGCTCCACCGGACTTGCTGCGGCAAACCACCAACGGCAGCTTCATACGTCGAACCTTATCGACCAACACCTTGTGGTCGAGGGGATACTGGTCTACGTCCACGCAGCCCCAACGGCACTGGTTGTTCTCGTCAATCGGAACGATGCCCAGAGACTTTGTGCCAGCCAGATGCTCTTCCCAATGAGCCTTCGTCCGCGGCTTCTTGATGATCGCCGCTCGACCGGTGCTCTTGCCGGACGCGGATTGTTTTTGAACTTCAAATGTGCCGTACGCGGCCTGCAAGCCGTCAAAGACGGACTTGAATTTTTCTAAATGCATTTGGTGACCCCGTGGGCAAGAAAAGGGCGGGGGATTGCCCCCCGCCATTTGAACTAGAACGGAACTTCGTCGTCCATGTCCGCGGTGGTTGTGCCACCGCTCTCGTTCTCGTGCTTCACCAAGACCTCGCCTTGAAGGACGCTTTCGGAGAAGGTCTTGGCCCGGAGATACAGGGCCGCGTCCTCGACAGGTCCTTCACGGCTCACGTCCCAACCGTGCCAAGAGCCCTTCGCGTTTTCCTCGCCCACGCTCTTCAACCGGTAAATGTGACTAAATCTCGGCGGGGAGAAAGGCCCGTTTTTGCCTTGCAACGTGATCGAAGAGATCATGCTGTTCCACTTACGAGACCGCTTCAACTGCGTAGACTTCATCGCAATCAAAGCCGTTTCAACCAAACCGTCGTCGCTCAGTAGCAGAACAAAGTGCTGGTGCGTTTCATCCAGATATTCGCCGTTACCACCGACGACGTAGTCCTTGAAATCTTCGCCAGAGCGCTCGGTCTTAGGTATGTTCAAATCACCGGGCGCATAGATTGCCTGCGGAGCACCCGAACCGGAGCCCCGCGGAGCCCAGACAATGAACCGGCGCATGTAAGCGCAAGGAATAACCCGCACGCCTTCTTTGCCCTTGTAAATCTGGTTCGTAACGGTGTTGAAAAGGTCGCCCTTTCGAGCCTCCTCTAACTCGTCCAAGATCGGATCGAGCCCGGACAGGATTTTGAGGAACGGGAGAGCAAGGTCATCTACACCCATGTTCTCCATACCTGCGCCAGCGTCGTCTTCAAACATGCTGGCGTCGAACTGCGCGACTTCGCTGGAAGTCTTCTTAGCTACGGCATTAGCCATGACTATTTACTCCTTGTGATTGTTGCACGGTGTCCGACCCATGCGCCGAACATTTCCATAGGGAACGAGTCCCCGTTTTCCACCCGTTCGCGAACGAAGGCCCGCAACGTCTGGGGGTGGACGCCAGTTTTCTGCTCGGCGATATAGCCTTCGCTCTCGGCAACGGCCCGAAACGCGTTGGCCTGATCATCTTCGCCGCGACCAAACTCGCACGACACGGTATTTTTGATGATGTCATCAAACCCGTGTTCGCGAAGCCACTCGTATGCAGCGGGGCGTTGATCCACCGGGATGGAACCCCCGTATGTCGGCTTGATCTTAATTTTGGAACCGTCGTCCAAGGTCAATTCGGAAAGGCCCATTTCGGCAAAGACCGTAGGGAGGTCTTCGTCTGTAAGTTTGAGCAATTCCTTTTTCTCTCGCTTGAGTTTGGCTTCAAGGTCCGATACGGTTATTTCCTTGTCTCGAATTTGGCGAGCAATTGAGGCGACACTGCCCAACTCGCCTTGATCCAGCTTCTCAACATTGCTGGCGATGTTGGCCTCGAAATCAGCCTCCATCTCTTTCAACAGATCGTTCATTCTCATTCTCCTTCTTCGTTAAACCAGCTTGTAGGCCGGTTGACGTTGCCGTTTATATGCTGATATAATCGGATAGTCAACAGCCGAATGGGGAAAATAAAATGCGGAAGGTTTACCAGAAGAACAAATTTGTTTTCGGGGTTGGAGTAAACGACGCGGATTATGTGGTGAAGCCTATTTCACCGGGCGGCAAGCGAGAGAGGTGTCCTTTTTATACGGCGTGGAAAAACATGCTAGGGCGGGCCTACGACACGAAACACCACGCATTTTTCCCCACCTACATTGGCGTCACCGTATGCGAGGAATGGCACTCGTTTATGGCTTTCAGGGCGTGGATGATGGGGCAAGACTGGGAGGGGAAGCATTTGGACAAGGACATACGCCAACCCGGCAACAAACATTATTGCCCGCAAACCTGTATGTTCGTGACTCAGCAAATCAACAACCTCTTACTAGACTGTGCCGCCACAAGAGGCGACTTACCCATTGGTGTTGGCCGTTGCTACGGTCGTTATAAGGCCCGCGTAAGCGAAAACAACAAGTCAAAACACCTCGGCCTATTCGACACACCGGAAGAAGCGCACCTCGCGTGGCGAAAGGCCAAGGTCGCCATCATCCGTCGCGCCGCGATGACCGGCGACATCTACCTGTACGCAGGCCTGATGCCGCGCGCCAAGCTTATCGAACAAGGGGAAGCAGCATGACCGGCTACGTCTTCGGCACGGAGCCCTACGATCACCAACGCACCGCGTTCGAAGATTCGTGGGCCGCGGAATATTATGCTTTGTTGATGGAGATGGGCACAGGCAAGTCTAAGGTCGCGATAGATACCGTCGCCGCGCTCTACGAAGCGGGGGAGATCAATGCCGCCCTGATCGTCGCGCCGAAGGGCGTTTATGCAAACTGGGTGAAGGGCGAGTTACCTATCCACATGCCCAGTCGGATTGACCGGCTCGTTGTCCAGTGGATACCAGCAAAAACCAAAAAGTTTGAGGAAGAGGTGACTGGTCTTCTGGATATTGAGCCCAACCACCTTCGCATCTTTGTTATGAATGTGGAAGCGCTATCCTCGCCCCGTGGCGCGAGGGCCGCGTACGAGTTTCTCAAGCGCTACCCCAACAGTCTGATGGCTGTGGACGAGTCCACGACGATCAAGAACCGCTCTGCCAAGCGCACGAAGAACGTGGTGAAACTGGGGGAATACGCAAAATATCGGCGCATCCTGACGGGTTCCCCGGTTACGAAGAGTCCGCTCGATCTCTATGCGCAGTGCTCGTTCCTGTCGGACGACGCGCTTAATTTCAAGAGCTACTTCGCTTTCCAGAACAGGTACGCGGTCATTCAGCGGCGGACGATGGGGCACAAGTCCTTTCAGGAGGTGACGGGTTATCGGCGTCTGGACGAGCTATCCGAAAAGCTGGAGCGGTTCAGCAACCGGGTTTTGAAGTCCGATTGTCTGGACCTGCCTGACAAGGTGTATATCCGGCGGGATGTTCCGCTGACGCAGGAACAGAAAGTGCTGTACGCGCAGATGAAGAAGCTGGCCTTGGCCATGTTCGAGAACGGTGAACTGGCGACCACGGCCAGTGTCCTGACGCAGATCATGCGGCTCCAGCAGATATGCTGCGGGTTTTTAACGCCCGACGACGGCGAGGTGCAGGAGATACCGCATGGTCGTCTGGATGCGCTGCTCGAAATTGCGGAGGAGGCGCAGGGTAAGGCGATCATTTGGGCGACATACACGCATGACATACACGCGGTCCGTGATGCGTTG